GGCGGATCCACCGGCGGCGATGCTGGCCCGGTTGATCGGGGACTGGCTGAACTTGCTTTCCCCGTCGACGCGCTGCGTCAGGGGCACCGGCGCCGGCGCCTCGAGCTGCTCGACGTGGGCCAGCGCGGCCGCTGCGACCGGCGACGGCGGCACCGGCTGCGGCAGCGCCGTCAGGTAGAGCACACCCTCTGCCGCGCGCCGGCGCGTGAGACCTGCGGACACCTGGCCGTTGGCCTTGTTCCACAAGCCGAAGGCGCGCGCCGCGGCGGCCGCGTCGCCGCGGTTGTGAGCGCGCAGCACCGTCGATTGGCGAAAACCGTCCTTCGCGCCCTTTGGCTTGGGGCGAGCCGGATCCCACCCTACACCGATGTTCCAGGCCAGGCAGACCATGGCCGCGAGCTGGTTCTCGTCGGGCACACGCGTGCACACCGAGAGGACGATATCGATGTAGATCCGCAGCTCAGCCTGCAGGCGCACATCGCCCTCGGCGCGGGAAATAGTGTCGCCCTCGCTGACGCCGACCGTGAAACCGTAGCCAATGGTCCAGGGCTTGCCGGACAACTCGCGCATGGGCGCCGGGATGGCGAACGGCGCCTGCAGATACTTGCGCCACAGCCCGGCCTGCTGCAGCGCCTTGCCCAGCGGGCTGTACGGGTCTGGATAGGCGTGGCCCACCCAGCTTTCAAAGTCGTGGAGCAGGGCCAGGCCTGCGGCGTTCAAGGTGCGCATCACATCTCCAGGGGTGTATGGCCGCTGTCCAATGCCTCGGTCGGCATGGTCGGCACGTGCTGTTGGATCAGCGCGCGCAGCGAGTCGACGCTGCGGCGCAATCGCGCTACCTCGTCGGTGAGGCGGCCGACATCGCGCTGCAGGCCCTCCTTCTCGGCGCTCAGCTTGGCGATTTTCTGTGCGTCGTCGGTGCGTTGTCGCCAAGCCTCGCGCGCGTCGGCCTGGGCGCGGTCCCGCTCGATCACCAGCGTGGCGATGATGTCGCGCTCTGCCTTGTCCTTTGTGACCGTGGTGGCCGCCTTGCTGGCCCGCAGCCACATGGCCAGGCAGCCAAGGGCACAGCCCGCGATCCAGGCGCCGATCTGGTAGGCGCTGGCGTAGATCTCCGGTGCTGGCGTCATGGGGTGACGATCTCGTCACGCAGGCCCGTGCTGGCCAGCGCCAGGCCAGAGAACAGGATCATGGTCCACTCGAGCGAACTTGCCGGGGAGACGAAGCCGACGCCGTAGTTCATGGCCGCGGTGGTGCAGCCCCACAGCACGAAGCCGTAGCAGTTCACCGCCAGTGCGCATGGCACACAGGACCTGCGCGTCAGCGTGCGCCACAGGACGCCCAGGCCGTGCAGGATGAACGCAAGCGCCCAGAACAAGTCGTCGCCGAGCAGGCGAAACAGGGTGTACGGCGCTCGTTCCATGACGGGGGGCCAACCGAAGAAGACGTGGGCCAGCAGATTCCCGCCGTAGACCAAGCTGGCCAGGCCGAGGATCACGCGCACCAGCGTGGTGTCGCTCTCGCGCAGGATGCGCCGGGCCCGCGTCGCGGTGCGCGGCTCGCAGGAACATGCGCACGGGCTTAAGTCCCGCGCGTCGTCGTGGGTGATGAGTCGGGGCATCGCGCTCACTCTTCCGCGGGCGGCGGCGTGGGCGCGGGCGGCGTGAACACCGGCAGCATGGCCTTGGCCTCCTCGAGCGTGGGGATCTCGGCTTCGCCGGCCAGGATCAGTGCCTTCTCTTCATCGCAGCGCGCCCAGAACGCCGAGCGGTACAGGAACAGCGCCTGCGCCTTCGCATCGGTGACCGGGTTCGGGTCGCCGCGGTAGGACACCGCGCGGTCCATGTTGCGAAAGCCCTGCGAGCGCGCGATGTCGTCGAGCATGTTCTCGAGCATGTCGTCCATGGCCTGCATCAGCTGCTCGGGAGTCAGCGGCTCCGGCTCCGGTTCCGGCGCCGGCGCTGGCGGTGCCGGGGGCTGCGGAATGTCGCGCAGCACCCAGGTGCCGGCCTGCCCAGGCTGGCCCGGCGGGACCTCCGCGAGCACGTACTGGCCAGGCGGCGCTTCAGGCGGCTCCGCCTCGAGGCAAGTTCCTGGGATCAGCCACCGGCCGGGCTCCATCGGATCCATGTCGCCGCGGTCGATGCGCAGCTCGACGGGGCCCACATAGACCAGGGTCACCGGGTGGAAGGCATAAACGATCTTGGAGTCTTCCATGTGATCCTCAGTACTTGATGCAGACGAGAACGGCGCGGTTCCAAGGCCGGGCCTCAGACAAGCCATCTCCGTTGATCCCGTGACCATGCAGGCCATTGCCGCCGATCGAAACGCCGTGGTTGTGGTAACCGTCGACGCTGAGCCAGATTCCGGTGCCAGAGAAGGAGGTAGCGTCAGTACCCTGGTACACGTCTTCACCCGACGCAAGCCGGTCTCGCGCTGCCGCGCGCCCCCAGTACCTGGACACCTGGTGGTTATGGCCCGGGTCGTTGACGACGTGGCCATGCGACCCCGCGGCGTCGATCGAGGCGCTGTGGTTGTGCCAGCCAGCGTCGTGCGTAGCACCGCCGTGGTTGTGCCAGAGGTTTGCAGGGCCCTGGACCGATCCGAACGCGCGCCCAGGGTCATAGACACCGGTTTCGTCCCAGGACCGCGAGAACAGGCCGTTGTCGTTCGGCAGGTAGAACGTGTCGCCCGAGCCACCGTAGAAGTAGCCGATGCGCGAAAACAGACGCGGGTGATTCGCGACGCTGAGGCCCGCCCCGTTGGACTTGAACCAGCCGGTCGGCGGTGCGTTCATGTAGAACTCGCCACGCGTGCCGGGCGGCGCGGACTCAAGCACCATCGCCGACACCCAAGACTCCAGGGCAATGGCGCCGAGATCCGTGCTGTCGACTGTGGCCAGCAGCTTCCCCGCACCGCTGGCCGCCCATCCGAGCTTGACCGCGTTGTTGGACTGCCCGATCCCAGAACCCTGCTGCACCAGCCCATCGCGCGCGGCGGTGAGCGAGATGATCCACGAAGAAGGCGCACCAGAACCAAGGAATGCCCCATCGGGCACGAAGAAGTTCATCACTCCGGTGCCGGAGTCGTAGCCGGTGATCACGCCCACCATCCGCTGCGCAGTTGGGGCCGCTGCTGCAGCGACCGTGACCGTTTGCCCGACTACGAACGCTTTGCCGGTCTGGGTCGTGAGAACCTTGTTGCCTGAGCCGATGCCGATGGATGACGGACTGGTGCCACTGCTGCCCGGAGCGTTGATCGCGGACTGTGCGAAAGCCTGGGCCAGGTCGCGGGCTGCCGCGGCTGCGGTTGCACTGCTGGCCGCAGACGTGGAACTTGCCGCTGAACTTACAGCCCGCTCCTGCGCTGCAACCGCATTGGTCCGAGTGGCCACGGCCAGGGCATTGGCTTCGTCGATGAAGGCCGGCCAGGCCGCGACGGTCGCGAAGCCCTTGCTGTCGAAGACGGCCTCGGGGTCCGTCGGCTGGGGCGCCGGCGGCATGGCCTGGATGGTGGGTGGTACGACGATGTCGGTCACGTGAGTCCCTCAATTTGAAGATCGCAGGTCGAGGTGTTGAAGTAGGCGATGAGCACTTCGAAGTTCTTGTAGGGGCCGAAGACCGCCATGCATTCGTAGCGCTCGCCGCCGATCCAGAGGCAGGGCACGGCCCGCACGTCGGCCATGAAGCGCACGAAGGCGTCGACCTCGGTGGCGCGGATCACCGGCGCCCAGTTGGCTCGGCGGGAGAAGTTGCGCTGCACCAGGACCGCGTCGCCGAACTTGTTGGTCTCGTTCGTCGAGTAGTCGGTGATCCCAATGCGCGCGCCCAGCTGGACGCCCAGGCCGAAGCTGCGCATCGAGCCGACCATCAGCACGCCTACGGCCAGCTCGTCGGTTCCGACCAGGTCGATGTAGATGTCGGCGGAAGGCGCGGCCGGCAGATCCGTGAAGATGATCTGGTTTGCGGCTTCCCGCTCGCCATAGAACCAGTTCCACCAGCTCGATTGCAGGAGGCGTCTGGTCAGCCCGCGCGTCACGTCGTAGATCGTGCCCAGAACGGGATCCACGACGCGGGCACGGATGGTCTTGGCGCCTTGGAGGTTCAGGGCCGCGAAGGCCTGCACCGCCCGGCCCGGGTGAATGCGGTAGCTGATCGCCTGGGGCCGCGCCGTCTGGGAGCTGTTGCTTTGGTCGAACGCCTTCCACTTGTTCGTGGGTCCGACGCGAGTCCACTTCGAGGATGTGGTCGGCGACTCTCCGGCCGCGACCGCTGCGGCGGCCTCGTACACGCTGTGCTGCGCCGTGACCATGACGCGGACGCCAAGAGCGTATGGCGCGGCCGCGGAGTACTCGGGATAGTCGTTCTCGAGCACGTTGCTGTCGACCAGCATGGCCGGGGTGATCGGCAGCGGCCGAACGATGCGCAGGGACTGGGCGTTGGTCATCAGGAGATCTCGGACGTGCGCAGAGCGACGCCGCCATCGGTGAGGGACTCCAGCAGCCGCTGCGTGGCCTCGGCCGAGCGCGCCTGACGCAGCTGCAGGCTGGCCAGGCCATCGCCGATGCGACGCAGGTCATCGCGCAGCTGGTCGACCTTGGCGCCCACGGCCTCGGCGTCGCCCAGCATGCTGGCGGACTGGCTGGCGGTGTAGATCTGCGAGGGCGGCATGTAGGCCAGCTCGGGCCCGCGCTCGCCCACCACGGCCCATCCGCCGGCGTGCGAGCCACCATCGGCGAACGCTGGCAGGGTCAGCCCCTGGGAGGCTGCGATGGCCTTGGCGGTCTCGGCCAGGCTGGCGGCCATCTGGGCCTGGGCGATGCGCAGCTCGAGCGCGCTGGCCGCGGTCTCATCGATCAGCTCGAGCACCTGGCGGCTGAGCGCGGGCAGCGAGTTGGCGGCCTCCTGGTCGCCGGCTCGGGCCTGGGCCGTGGCCACCGCGAACTGGGCCTGCAGCTCGGCCAGGCCCGCGTCGGGGCTGGCTTCGCCGCGGATGCGCAGGATCTCGTCGACGATGGAGTCTGCGGTGGACTGCCAGGCGGCCTTGACGCGCTCGGCGGCGGCCGCTGCGGCCTCGGCCGCGGCGTCGGCCGCCTGCTTGTCTTGCAGGTCGTAGATGGCCTGCTGCAGCGCGCGGGCTTCGTCGCTGAGCAGCGCCGCCATCTGCCGCCGGCGGATCTCGTCCGTGTCGCCCTGCAGCTGCAGCAGCTGGTTCTCCAGGCTCTGGCGTTCCTGCAACGCCGCGGCCGCGGCCTGGGCCACCTCGGCCGTGTTGTCGATGATGGGCGTGAGATCGGCGAAGGCGGCCTGCAGCGCGAGGAGACCGACGTACTGCTCGCGGCCCTTCTCGCTGGTCACGTCGATGGAGCTGACCATGGCGCGGAAGGCAGCGCGGGCGGCTTCGCTGGACTGCTCCAGGCTGGGCATCGCCAGGCCCAGGTCGGCGAAGGCCTTGCTGGTGGCGGCCACCGCAGCGGCGCGCTGTTCCTCCTGGCTGAAGTAGTTCTGGAAGTAGCCGCTGAGGTTCGTATTCAGAGCATCCAGGCCGCCTGCGGCCGCGATCAGCGCCTCGGCGGTGTCGAAGCTCAGCGCGCGCAGATTCTCGAATGGCAGGGCCTTGAGTGCATCGCGGAACTCGCCGATGACCGCAGCGCGCTGGCCGATGGCCGTGAGCGCCTCCTGGATCTGCTCGGTGGTCATCTCCTCGGCGTTGAACTGCTTCAGGTACTCCTGAATCGACTTCGGGATGTCGGTCGCCTTCTGGAGCGCCTGGATCGTGGCCTGTTGCAGGTCGAGCGTGAAGTTCTCGAAGGCCTTCTGTGCGTTGGGGCTCTGGGTGCTCGTTTTCTCGAACAGCGTGCCCTTGTAGTTGTCGCCCTTGCCAGATTCGCCGAACAGGACGCCCCCCGTCAGCGTGCCGCCCGAGTACACGCCACCGCGGCCCTTGCCGGAGGTCTCCAGGCCCGCGACGAAGTCCGTCACCCGCGCATCGGACTCCAGCGCGTCGAAGATGCCGTTGATGCCCTTGACGGTGGACGTGATCAGCTCGCCGACCTTGTCCTGCCCGAATTGGCCGCCCGACGGCCCCTCGAGGAACGTGGCCTGGCCCGCGACGCCAGACACGTAGGTCCCGCGGCGCCCGTTCAGGACCTGGTCGCTGCTCGCGCTGTAGCCGTACTGACCGCCAAAACGCTTCTCACCGGTGCTGATCCCCAGAAGGTCGAGCGTCTTGTCGAGGAGCGGGCCACCGGACAGGATGTCGGCCCACTTGTCGCTCATGAAGGCGCCCAACACCTTGTTGTTCACTTTAGTGACGCCGCCCGTCAGGAGCATGTCCGTGCCGGTCTCCACGCCGTTGATGGAGTAGCCCTTGCCGTACATGGTGGACGAGGCGCCGATGCCGGCCAGGATCCAGCCGATGATGGGGATCACGCTCGACGCGCTCCAGCCGCCGGCGGCTGCGGCCGCCGTGCCACCGCCGGCCGCAGAGCCCCCGCCCATGCCGAACGCACTGGACCAGTACGCTGCATTGGCCGCCTCGTTGGCCAGCAGAGCCGCTTCGCCGGCGCCGCCGCCCAGCCCGAACAAGCTGCCGATCTTGCTCACGTAGCTGCCGGCGTTGTTGTAGAGGCTGTACAGGCTGCTGGCATTGTTGGCCAAGCCCAGCACATTGGATGCCGCTCCGGCCTTGCCGCCAGCTGCCGCGTCCGGCACACCCAGCATCTGACCGATCAGTCCCGAGAGCGAACTCAGGAGCGGCTGCGTCATCTGGTCGAGCACAGGCTTGACCGCGACCGTCAGCACGGTGCTCTTGAGCACGCTGCGCAGGTTCTCGAGGAAGCCGCGGCCGGACTCGAAGCCACGCATGAGGGCGTCGGTCAGGGAGCGGCTGATCTCGTCGGCAGTGCGCTGCCCCTCGTCGCGCATCACCTTGTACTCGGCATTGACGATCTCGATCCGCTCGGCCGAGCGCAGCTTCTCGCGCGCGGCCGTCTTCTGCTCATCCGTCAGGCTGGAGCGGTCGACGTCCGCGATCTCCTTGGCGTACTTGAGCTCGACTTGGCGCCGCGCGACGATCTTGTTCCGCTCGACTGCACTCAGACCAGCCATGCGGGCCTCATCCGCATAGGAATCGGCCATGGCATTGGCCGAACGCAGCAGCTCGTCGGCCTGCTGGTTCATGGTCTTGAAGTCGGCGATGCGCTGCTGATCGACCTTGCGCGTCTGCGCCGCGACCTGGTCCTGCAAGGCCCGCACATAGGCAGGGTCGTAGCTCGAATCGCTGCCGCCCTCGACCTCGACCAGCTTGGCGCGCAGAAGGGCCAAGCGGTATTCCTCGACCGCCACGCGGCCTTTGCCCCAGAGCTCGTTCGACACCGCCAGCTCGTCGGCCTGCTGGGCCAGGTTCTGGGCCGATTGCCGCGTGGCATCGATCAGCGACGCATATGCCTGTTTGGACCGCTCCAGGCCCTCGATGCGCATCTGCTCGCCGGCGATGGCCCGCTCAGCCGCAGCGATGCGCTCGGCCTCGACCAGCGCGAGTTCCTTCTGCGCGCGGGCGGCGCCGGAGACGTTGGTGCGCAACTCCTCTCGGATCTTGTTGGCCCGCTTCTCGCCTTCCGACAGCTTCTCGACCAATGGCCCCTGCTCGCGCAGCTGGGCCAGGTACTTCTCGGTCTCGGCGGCGCGCGCGCGGAGGTCCGCCACCTCGTTCTGCCCGACGCCAGCGGAGCCCGTCTTGGTCTCCTGGAATTTCTTCGTGATGTCCGCGATGCGCTCGCGCAGGTCCGCTTCCTGGATCAGGCCCGCCGCGATCAGCGCGCGGCCCTCCACCTCGGCGCGCTGGATCTCCTCCTGCCGCTTGGCGGCCTTGGTCTTGAAGTCGTCGCCCTGCTTCTCCCAAGCGAACAACAGCTGGCGGTTCTGCGCCCGCTGGGCGTCCTGCTCGGCCGCGCGCTTCTGCATGCGCTCCTGCTCGGACAGCAGACCGATCTCCTGCCGCAGGTTCTCCAGGCCCTTCTCCCAGGCGCCGCGCGTGCTCTCGTTGAGCGGCCCGCGCTTGGTCCGCTCCTCGAGCGACGCGCGGGCACGGGCCAGCTGGTCGCCAACGGTGTCGGCCCGCCCGACGTTGAGGATGGTGTCCCATGCCCCCTTGGCTGCATCCTTGATGCGCAGCCAGGCGGTCTCGATGCTGCCGAGGTTGGCCTCGATTTCCTTGCCGCGTGATTTCAGGGCATCGGCGTAGGCGAGCTGCGCCACGCGCGCGGCATCAGCGACCCGGCCCTGCTCCTCCAGGCTCTTGATCTGCCGGTAGGCCGCTTCCGTGAGGAAGTTCATGCCGTCGTTCAGCTTCAACACACCATCGAGCGGTTCTCGTGCCAGCGAGGCGAACTGCCCCGCGATGTCCGCGACCGACTCGCCCGTGGCCCGGCCGTACTGCACGGCCGCCTCGCCCGCTTCGCGCAACACGGCAGAGCTGACCTTGCCGGTCGCGGCCATCGCGGCCAGCGACTCGGCGGCGGCGCCCTGGGTGCCCACCACGGCGCTGATCTGCTGCGCATAGGCCTGCAATTGGCTGACCGTGGTGCCAGATGCGTTGCCCGTCAGCACGATGGACTTGCGGTAGGCGTCGGCTTCCTTGGCGCCGGCGTTGTAGGCCAAGGCCAAAACCCCCAGCGCGGCAGCTCCCAAGGCGAAGGGGTTGACCAGGCCGAGGACATAGCCACCCAACGCACGGGCGGCTTCGCCGGCGCCGCCGAAAGAATCCTTGATCTGCGACCCCTGCTGCAGCAGGACCGTCAGCGGTGCCTGGCCGCCTTGCAGCGACACCACGATGTCGGAGAACTGCGCGGGAAGCTGCCGCAGCGCCGCGGCCGTCTGCGCCGCCGACACCCCCATCCTGTCAAGGCCCTGCTCGGACGCCCGCAGGCGCGCGATGAAGGGTGCTGCCTGGGTTCCAACGCCCATCTGCGCCGCTTGCATTTCGAGCAGGTCGACGCGCGACTTACCAATCGCCTGGGACTGGGCGCGCAGCGACTCGATGAAGGCGTTTTGGCCAGCGGACTGGCGTTCTGCACGCTCCTTTTCTTCGAGCGCTTCTGTCCACATGCGGACATAGGAGGCATCGCGCACCAGCTGCTTGGCCGCCTCGTGTTGGCGGTCGAACAGCGCGACGGCCGCGTCTTCGCGCTGCGCCGCAACCACTGTGTCGTACTCGGACCGCAACTGTCGGAGCGCCCCCAGCTGGCCTTGAATGGATGCCACATCCTGGCCACGCACGCGGGCGAGCTGCTCGATCGCCTCGGCACTGCCGCGGCCGTAACCCTGTGAGTCGACCAAGAGGCGCTGTGTTTCGGCCTGGCTGCGTCGAATGGCCGCCTGCACCGCTGACAGGCCGCGGTCTGCCTTCTGCGCGGCCTGGTCTGCGCCGTCGCCCGCCTTCTGCAAGCCCGTGCCGACCTGGGCGCCGGCTTCGTTGACGCCCTGGGCCAGACTGGCGAACGAGCGCCGGGCGCGCGTGACGCCGGCCTCGACGCCATCGGCGTTGGCCGTGATCGTGATCTGTGTGTGCAGGTCTTCAGCCATGGATCACTTCTGCTTCGGCTTCGGCTCGAACTCGCGCATGGTTTTCACTGCGGACCTCTCCATGACCGTCAAGGCCTGTTCCAGCTCGTCGCACTCGTCGGGCGACAGCCTGAGGCGGTCGATGAGTGGGTAGATCGCGAGCCAGTCGAGGGCAAAGGGCGGGCCGCCCATTGGGGGAAATCGCCAGCGGCTGCCCAAGCGCTCGAACACGCCGAGGGCGCGCTCGTTGTCCGGCCACACCTCCAGGACCTCGGTTTCATAGTCCTCGAGCTCGAAGCCCGCAGCGTGGGCTTCGTCCTCTGTGATGGCCGGCTCATGCAGCGCTCGGGCAATGGCAATCAGTTTCCCAAGACGCCCCGGTAGATCGCGTCGTCGTACGCGCGCAGACAGGCCGCCAACGCGCCGCCGTACTCGTCTTCCAATGCAACCAGGCCATCGCGGCCGAATTCCTCGTCGATGTCCCAGCCGGTGGCGAACACCAGGACCGTGTCGGCGGTGCGCTCATCACCCGCACGCACGGCAGCTTCCATGCCCTTCGTGGCCAGGTCGGCAAGGGCGGCATCGATACGGTCGCCAGTGGGCTCGTCCTGTGGCTGGGCGGCCTCGCCTGCGCTGGCGCGGAGGAACTCCAGCGCCTCGGCCTGGCGCGCGTCGCGGGCCTTGGACCATTCCTTCTTGCCCAGCGCCTTGCACGTGAGCGTGAACGACACGGTGCCGCGGATCGAAGGGAACGACACCGGAAGGTCGAAAACAGGGGCCTGGCCGCCGGTGCGCTTGAGCGAGGTGACGGGGATGGACTTGGGCTTTGCAGTCATGAGGGTCTTTCGTAGGGAAGGTGATGCCCGTGCCCAGCCCTGCCGTCCCTACGAAAGGACGAACAGGGCCAGGTCGGTGCTTGGGGGATCAGGGAGCCGCGGCGTAGCGCGTGCTGACGTTCTGACCGTTGATCGTTCCGCGGTTCACCACGGGCTGGCCTTCGGACTCGATCTCCTCCTCGTTGAAGGAGACGGTGCCGGGGATCAGCGACAGGGCGCCGGTCTTGGCGCGCCGGCGCACGATGGTGGGCGCCTGCGTCTGCGAGAGGGTCTTGAGCGCCTTGTAGGCGGGCGAGCCGATCATGTCGGCGTCCATCTCGAAGGTGCGCTGCACAGCCGAGAAGCCGTCGTTGAGCACGGTCTCCACGTCGCTCTCGGTCCACTTGAAGGCGGTCGTCTTGGCATCGCCGCCGCTGGAGGTGTGGTTGCGCGTGCGGTCCAGGTCCACCCAGGTGCTGGCCTTGCGCACGGTGCCGGCGCCACCACCGGCCGCGTACAGGTCGGTGTTCGTGGTGTCGAAATCCTCGAGCACGAAGCTGTCCGGCGTGGGAACGGACTTCACGCGGCCGGCGCGGAAGTTCAGACGGCCCCAGGAGGAGAAGACCAGCAGGATGTCGCCCACGCTGTAACCGTGCGCCACGGAGTTGACCACGCACTCGGGAGCGTTGGAGATGCTCGCGATGGTCTTGGCCGGCGCGAGCAGCGTGCAGACCGAGGTGATGGTGCCGGAGGGGGTGCGTGCCATGGGAAAGGCCCTTTCAGGAAATCGCCCGCGTCAGCGGTGCAGGTGTGTGCCCTCGCGGGCGGGTTGTTGGTGGGTGGCCATGTCAGGCCTGCGCCTCGTCGGGCGCGTCGGGATAGACGAGGTACGAGCACTGCCAGACCTGGCGTTGCACGGCGAGCAGGTGCTCACCCTCGCCGCTGATGAAGGTCCGCGACTGACGCAGCACCACGCCCATCGGGCACAGCGCGTTCAGTCGCTGGATCTCCGGCGCGCGGGCTGGGTCGTCGGCGGCGATCAGCTTCTCGGCCTGCAGGCCGAGCAGTGCCACCGCTTCGCCGGCCTCCTCGCCCATGGCCACGCAGAGCGCGACGTCAACGAGCAGATCGCGCTGCTGCAGCCCTTCGGAGCTGACATCGCGGATGCGCTCGCCGCCCTCGTTCTCGCGCAGCGTGGCGGCCGGGCAGTTCTTGGGGAACAGCGGCGCGACACGGTCCAGGTAGGCGCCCTGCAAGGGCAGGTGCTTGGCCACGGCCTCGCGCAGCAGGTGCTGGATCTGGCGCTTGACGTGCATGGCTCAACGCTTGCGCAGGGTGAGCAGCGTCATGTCGCCGCCGGCCGGCGTAGCGCCCGTGACGATGTAGACCGTTCCGTCGACCAGGTCGCCCTTGACGAACTGACTGTGCTCCAGCTCGACAGTGGCGGCCGCGGCGTTCGGCACGGACACCGTGGGCGCGACGGTGGCGACGCCTTCGAACTCCATCGCCGGGGCATCAAAGATGCCGCACACCGGCTCGCCGTCGAGCAGCCCGACGGCGTTGGCCAAGTGCTTGAAGATCGCACGGTCGGTGCGCTCCTCGAGGCGGGCGAAGGGTGCGCGCATCGGAACGGCCTCAGGTGCCAGCGATGGAGGAGACGCCCAGGCGCACCTTGACGGACGCGCTGGGGTTGCCGGCCGTCGCCACGGCGACACCGATGCCGCGTTGGCCTGCCGTGGTCTTGTTCACGACCTTGGCAGCGGCGTCCCAGTAGACGACATCGCCCACGTTGATGGCGAGCGCGCTTGTCTTGGGCAGCTCGAAGACACCCGAGGTCTTGAACTCGCCGGGCGTGTTGGCGGCGACCGCGCCGGTGGCAACGCCGAACAGCGCGCCTGCGAGATAGCCCTCGCCGCTCGCCACGGCCGCGGCGGGGGTCAGCGTAAGCACGTCGCCGTGCTGAATGAAGTTCTTCATGTCTTGCTTCCTTGGAGTGGTTGCGGATCAGCGGTCAGGCGCCAGCGCCCCGGTACAGGCCGCGGAAGTCGATGACCTTGGCCGCGAAGTCCTCGCGGGCCTTGAGCTGCAGGCCGTCGGTCTCGAAGGACACGTGGCTCTCGATCTGCGGACCGACCTCGCCGTCGAGGAAGCAGTACTCGACGGTGTCGACCTGGCTGTTCGCGGCCGCGAGATACCAGTTGGCGACGCTGACGTCGTCCAGCAGCGGCTCGACCACGGGCGTCACGGCGGTGCGGCCGCCGGCGCGGAACTCGTTGACGTCCTCGGCCTTGGCGGGGACGTAGTTGGCGCTGGTCAGCTGGTAGGCGGTCTGCTCCAGGGCAGCAGGCACCAGCATGTAGGCCGGCGTGATGTTGAGCTTCTCGCCAGCCAGACCCTTTTGCAGGCGCATGGAAGCGCGGCCGGCCTTGAGCGCGTCCAGGCCCAGCGCGCTGCCGGCGCCCGTGCCCACGTTGGAGTGGTTGGCATGGAAGACTTCGACGCCGTCGCCCATCTTGGGGTTGCCGGTGAGCTGGGCGTAGACCAGGCGGTTCTCCAGGCGCGAGGCGGAGCTGCCGAACGCGGTGACCAGGCGATCGAAGGCGCGCAGATCGTCGTTGACGATGGCCTGGCGCGTGAGCGCGATGATGCGGCCGTAGGTGAGGACGGCGTAGGTCTCGCCCGCGTCCGTCACCGTGCCATAGGTGAACTCGCCGTGTTCGTTCACGCGCAGCAGTTCCGGCGCGCCGGAGATCTGCACCACGTTGATGTTCTTGAAGTCCGGGGCGTTCGGCGCGCGGCGGGCCCAGATCTGGTACGTGGAGGCGTTCTCCTCGTAGCCACTGCGCAGGCGGCGGCTGGCCACGTTCTGGAACAGCGTGACGAAGTCCGTGGTGCCTTGCATGCCAGCCGAGCGGGCGACGACGCGGCCGGAGCGGAAACGCAGCATCTCGGTGGCCAGGTCCATGCGGGACATGCCGCGCGTGTCGACGTGGTGCGATTCGAGGAACGAGCGGCCCATCTCCAGCAGCGACATGCTGCGGAACTGGCGGCCGTTGTCGTCCAACTGGGTGGCCGCGGAGATGCGGTGCAGGACGGCCTGCTCGATGCCGGCCAGGCGCACGCCCATCTCGTCGCTGACGGTCTGGATGGAGGTGCCGTTGCGATGGCCGCCACCGGCCAGGCTGCGTGCGGCCAGCTCGTTCAGCACGGCGGTGCGGGCTTGCTCCAGGGTCTGACCACCGCGCAGCAGGCCGGCCGACAGGTGGCCGACGCCGTGCTGCGCACACAGCGTGGCGATCTCGGCGGAGCGGTTCTGCTCGGCCTGGCGCGCTTGCTCCGCGGCCGCAGCAGCGGCTGCAGCAGCAGCATCGGCCGCCGGCGCGGCGGCCAGGGCTGCGCGCTGCGCGGCGTCGGCTGCGGCGCGCGTCTGGGCTTCTTGCGCCGCGCGCTGTGCGGCCTCTTGCGCCGCGCGTTCTTCAGGGGTCATCGTCGTTTCCTCAGGTTGGTCGCCCGGCATGGGCAGGGGGGAAGTGGTTGCGCCGCGCTGGACCAGCTCGACGACTTCGCAGTCAAAGGTGCGTGTGTCGGCGTCGGCCGCGTCCTCGCCGTGCTCGCTGGCGCTGCGCACGACAGAGCCAGGATCGGCCGGGATGGGGACGAGGGATACCTCGTAGGGCTCCCAGTCGACAACGCGGTATTCCCACAGACCACCTTCGGCCGGGGGCGGGACCATCTCCATGCGATGGCGCACGTAGCCGACCGAGCAATTGCGGATGACGCGGTCCTCGACGTCCTGGACATAGCCAGCGACGGAGGGGCGGCGCGAGAACGTGGTGCGGCAGGTCCCGACACCGCCGCTGATCTGCGGGCTGTCGATGACGCCGAGCTGGGCTTCCAAATCCCAGCTGCGGTGCGAGTTCAGGAGTGGCGCGCCAGACCGCAGGCGACCCAGGCGAATGGCGCCCTCCTCGACAGAGAGCACCTCGAGGTAGCGACGCTCGCGGATCCAGTCGTAGCGCATGACGCCGGCGCCGGTGGTGAAGACCAGCTCGGCGGTCGCAAGCGGGGCGCTACCGGCCTCTTCGGCGGCGCGGTGGAAGCCGCGCATCTCCATCGAGCGGCCGACGAGCGGAAGTGCTTCGCGGCGCGTGGCTTGGGTGGGGGTGGCTGCTGTCGGCATGGCCGCGACTTTGCGCGGCGGCCTGTCCAATTTCTAGGGAATCATTGGACGATTTGCAGCAGCGCTTATAGGCGCTTGACGGCGATGTGGCCTGCGGCCGTGAGCTCACGATCGAACGAGGTGCGCGCCGTGCACCGCACGCTGTAGCTGGTCCCCACGGGACGGTCCACGCCGGACAGTCGCTGCAGCACCACCACGCCGCCCTCGTTGTCTTGCCAGATGCCCTCGACGATGCTGCCGATGCGGTAGTCGCCATCGAGCAGGGCCACTGCGTCGGAGTCGCGACCGCACAGCACGCGGACTTCCAGCGTGGCCTCATCGATGGTTTCGTCGGTCGCCAGCTCCGTCTCGAAGTTGAAGACGACATCGTCGCGCTCAGCGGCGTCGAGAGCGCACAGGGCGGTGGCGAAGCGGGTCATGGGCGAGTCCAGTGCACACGCGTGCACCACGCGCGGGGTGATGTTGGTGCGGACCACGCGCAAACGCGAAGGACGCGGTGGAGCGAGGCCCGGCGCACCGCCAAGCGGCGCGTCGGCGATGGGCTGTGTCGCGATGCTCATACCGGCAGGCGGTGCACAGAGTTGGCGAAGCACCGCCCTTCGTAGGCGTGCGCAACATCCGAGAAGTGGGTGTAGACGCCCGGAGCGTCCGCCGTGCTCCACATAGGCAGCGTGGCCGGCCGCGTGAACGAGGCCAGGCTCCAGTCGGGAAGATCGAATGGACCACCGGCGGGTCGCGTATCCACCAGCACATCGACCCCCCAGTTGCGCCAGTCCAAGGCCCAGGCCCGGTTGTACTTGACGATCTCGTTGTTGCGGTCCTCGACGCTCATGGAGCCCAGCTCGTACCGTGGGGGAACGAAGCCCAGCATGACCAGCAGATCCGGATGGGCAGCCTTACGGGCTGCGATGTACTGCCGCATGCGCGTGACCTGCGCGGCGGCGCCATCGATCATGCCGTTCGTGCCAGCGAAGGTGACCAGCACGTTCTTCTTGCCGGCGACATAGGCGCCGTCGACGTCGGCGGCGTTGTCGATCATGTCCTGGATCGTCTGGCCGCCGATCGCCACCATGCTGTGGGTGGCCGCACCCAGCAACGGCGCGTAGGACATCATGCGTGCCGGCATCCGGTTGGCGATCGAGGATCCATGCGTCGACGGCAGTGAGTCGCCCTCGATGATGAAATGGTAAACCGCCCAGTCCCGAGGCGGGAGCTGGCGCATGCCACGCAGGATGTGCGATGGGCCCATCACACAGCTCCCAGGCTGCGCAAGTTGGTGGCGTTGTTTGCCGAGCTGCCTGTGGACAGGCCGCAGTAGTAAGGAACGTCGGGAATACCCGCCCAGGTATGGACCAACGAGAAGGTGGCGCCGTTGTCCGAAGAGACCTCGATGTAACCATCGAAGGCGGCCCCGTTTGCCTTCTTGCCGATGCGGTAGATCTGGCCCAGCGCCGTCAGCACCGTCGCACCATTCGGCGCAGCGCCAGGAGATGAGCCGGTGATCTGGATATAGCGCTGAGAGCCCTGGCCAGGCAGAAGAGGCTGCGCCGCGTAGGCGAACCCGGTGTAATTCTGACTTGCGGCGCTCGTCTTGAGCCCCAGGATGGCGATAGACGCACCGCCGGTGCTGGGCTGGCGCACCTCGAAGTACCCTTCACCGCCTGCAGGAATGGCTACGACGCTCGCACCGTAGCCGGTGTAGTCGGCGCCGGACGTTCCCTTGTAGTTCCAGCCGGTGGTGGCGTCGCCGCCCTCTGTGAGATTGGTGATGTTGACAAGGCGCATGGCCTGGCTCTCCGCACCCGCGCCGGTGGTTACTGTGACGGCACGGTTCGTGCCGCTGAGGATGTCATTCCCGACCGCAGCAGTGTCCCGCACCCAACCGGCGGGCCAGCTGATCGTCGGCGCATCGCCGGCGAGATAGTCTGCGGAGACGACGATCTCGATCGTGGAGCCCACGCCGGACGAAGCGGGCGCCACTACAGTCTGCGAGACGATGGTTCGGGCCGGACCGCCGAGGGTGGCCAGCCCGTTGATGGAAGACGACAGCACCTCGCTCGCCGTCAGCACGATCTTGGACGTCCCAGCTGCGACGACGATCGACGTGATCGTCGGCCGCGTAGTGTCTGCGGGAGTGTCGCTGTCGGGCTGAGTCCAGGAGAAGTACTTCTCGACGCCGTCGACTGTCCAGACGTTGCAGATGTTCAGCAGCCCAGCCTGAGTGCGCAGGTAGCCATCATCCTTGTAAGGCTTCGCCCCTTGAAGGATCGGCGTGTTGGTGAGGTCCGACAGGACCGGCAGCACGCAGGAGCCGCCGGGGGCCATAGAACCGAAGGTGTAGGTGCGCGGCCCCGCCATCGTGTGCAGAGCCATGACATAGGAGCCGTCCAGCGGAATGACCGTGCTCGCCGGGATCTGCGTCGGCAGGGCGATTGCAGCCGCGGGCACACTGCCAGGCAGCGAAGTGCCAGCATCCCACACCGTCGTCCAGGTGTAGACCAGGCCGGTCGCCT